TGCCGTCTGTTGTTTATTGTTTGTCATTGCTCACCTCCTTTTTCTTTGCCCTTTCCTTAGCCTTTCTAAGCCTTGCGTTTTCTCTGCGCTCTGTCTGCTTCGCCTGGAGTGCAAAAAGTTTCTGTAACGCTGCGGCTAGGTCATTCTCAGCAACTAAGCAACGGCGCTGCAACTCCTCGCCCCTGCCTTCCCAAGTCTTTGCTTTGTCAAGCGATCCCAATAACTCCGAGCGCGACGACATTAATTTAATTTCGTAATCTGTAATTAGATTTGATTTCTTGCGTAATTCTCTGCTCAATCCTCGCACCTGAGCGCGGGAAGCATTCAACGCCAATGCAAGCGCAACGGCTGCAATAGTGGCTAGTGTGGTGTAAAGTATCATTTATTTTTAGTTTTTCTTTGGGTTAGCATCTGCGTGTAATCGTCAAAGTGCGGGATAAATTCGTCCTTTTCCCATTGGTAAGGCTTGGCCTCTGGGAGGTTGTTAATGTCGCGCTTGTACTGTTTAAATTTCCAAACGGTGAAACTGACTGCAACGGCTAAAGGGGTTGCTAAAATAAGGTAGATTGCATCCATAGTTTTAAAAATTAAAGGGGGTTAAAAACCCCCGTGAATTGATAAGTAAATACTGCGCTCAATTAATTGATTAACCCAATCTAAATACTCCTGAGTAAATACTTGCTTAGCTGCTGAGTTCATTTTAATTGTTCTTTGGTGACTGCGAATTTTTAAGTTTAATGCTCTAAATTCGTCTCTGTTTTTTCTTGTTTCGTTTGTCATAGTGTGGTTTTTGTATGTGCAAATATAGGCGAGTTTTACACACTACCAAACATTTTTTAAAATATTTTAATTTTTTTTAAAAAAAAAGCCCCGAGCCGAAACCCGAGGCAAACTAAAAAAATTAGCACCACACTAATAAGGTGCAAAAGTATTACAGGGTATCCAGTACCTCGTTAATCCTGCGCAGAGTTGTTAACGTCTTGGGTTCCTTTTTTGCCCAATGGCTTAACACCCCTCTATTTATCCCTGCCATATCGCAAACTTTCGTAAGACTGACCCCTTTACTAACCGCTCGCAGTTTCAATTCCATTACAATATTTCTATTCATTTGCTACAAATTTACAAATAATGTGTTAAATTTGCAACCTTATGAGTTACCACACTAATACTAGCCGCATATCTAAAAGCGGCCTCGACCTAATTAACCGCGCTCCAGCTCATTACTTTGAGCGCTACCTAAACCCAAACGCACCCCCGCAAAAAGAAACGCCCGCCCTGGTCATTGGGTCGGCAGTCCATTGCGCGGTACTGGAGCCCGAAGAGTTTGGCAAACGCTACGCCGTTGGGCCACGCGTTGACCGCCGAACCTCCAAGGGGAAGGCCGAATGGGAAGAGTTCTTAACCCAATCCGCAGGGCTTACTTGCCTCGACTCTGAAACTGCAACCCTATGCGAGCGAATTATGGAAGCCGTGCGCCGTTTTCCTGCTGCTAAATACCTACTCAAAAAAGGCCAGGCAGAGAAAGTAATCGAGTGGACCGATGAAGCTATCGAAGTGGATTGCAAAGCACGCCCCGACTGGCTTACTCCAGATAATATAATCGTAGATCTAAAAACTACCGAGGACGCAAGCCCGCGCGGGTTCGCCCAAAGCGTCCGCAAGTATCGTTACGATGTACAGGCCGCGTTTTATTCTGACGGGCTCGAAGCTGCAACGGGCAAAGAGTGTGAAGGCTTTTTCTTTATAGCCGTTGAGAAATCCCCGCCGTTCCTGTGTGCCGTTTATTTTTTAGGCGCCGACGACCTGCTAGAAGCTAAGCAGAAATACCAAAAAAATCTGCTCACTTATAGGCTGTGCAAAGAGTCTGGCATTTGGTCGGGCTATTCTGAAATCGTAACAAAATTAGAAATATGGAAACCGTAAATAACACCACCGAACTAACCACCATTGAGCCAAACAACGGCGCAATCTTCGCCCCGGCGCAGTTTGAACACGCCCAGCGTATCGCAAAAGTCCTATCATCTAGCGACCTAGTACCAACCCAGTATAAAAACAACGTGGCCAACACGCTCGTTGCCCTAGAAATGGCTAACCGTATGGGCGCTAGTCCGCTTATGGTGATGCAAAATTTACACATCATTCATGGCCGCCCATCTTGGGGCTCTAGTTTTATTATTGCCTCATTGAACAGCTGCGGCCGCTTCACTACCCTCCGTTTCCAAGGCGACGCTGATAAGTGCAAAGCAGTAGCAACAGACAAAGCAACGGGCGAAGTGTTAGAAGGCCCCACAGTGTCTTTAGCTATGGCAAAGGCAGAAGGATGGCTAACCAAGACAGGCAGCAAGTGGATTACAATGCCTGAGCTTATGCTAAAATACAGGGCCGCTGCTTTCTTTGGCAGGCTTTACGCCCCCGAGGTATTAATGGGCATGCAAACGAGCGAGGAAGTGATAGACATAACGCCTATGCAACCCGCTAGCGTGGATGCAATCAATGCCAAGATTAATCCAAAAGGTTAACTAAGTCCTTGCTTTCTATCAAAGTATAACTAAAGCGGTTGCCATGCAAGGCGGCCGCTTTTTTTGCTAATAGCATAAACTCGTTAAAATCAGCAACTCGTTTAAAGACTTGGCAGCCGTGGCTCCAGTCGTCAACGCGTGTACTGTCAACTCCAGCCTTATGTATATTAATACCAAAAACGCCTGTTTCTGTTTTATCTGTTTGATATATTCCATCCTTTGTAAAATCGCGGTACACTGTTACAGGTGCAACTTGGCGCAGCGCCTCATACTTTCCCTGGTGCAAGCCGATGGCGTGGCTACCTCTGTACTGGTTGCAAACTAGGCGCGCAGTACCGCCGCCGTTATCCGTTGTAATTGGATATTCTTTGATCACCCAAGCCCCGGCAACTTGGTAAGCAACTACAAGCTTATCGTCAAAAGCGTTAGTAACTTTCGAGCCTGTGGAACTGTTGCGGATCCCTATAATATTTAAATTGTATTCGCCGCCCTCAAAGAAAGCGTATTTCTTAGCGGCCATCGTGGCCTTTAATGTTTGTATGTTCATAGTATAGCAAAAATAATACTTAGCAATGAAATGCCAAGCGTTAAGCGTTTCCACTTAGTTACCGCCTTATCGGTTGCCTGTATGCGATCTAAAAGCTTTGCCTCAATCTTGCTCTGCTGCGCAATGACTGCGCTATCGACTTTCCGAAACTCCCTGCACAGTGCTAAGTTTTCCCGCGCCTCTGCTCCTTTAATTAAATACAAATTACTTGCCGAGACTATCGAGCTGTCGGTGCATTGCGATAAGGCGACGCGTGGCGCTGCAGCTAGTATCGCCAGTAAGAGTAAGGTAAAGCGTGTCATATTTCTGAGTTATTATAGTCTGCGTATCGTGCAAGGTTTTGTACTTAAGCCGTATCTGTCGGAGCGTGTCGTGCATTAACACAACCTCCTTATCTATCTGAACGATTTTAACGGGCTTCTCAGGCACTTTCGTTATAGTGTACAGGCAAACTGCTAACACAATTAAACAGACAGCCCAGAAGCCCCCGTTTTTCATTCGTCGTTTTTCTTTCCGCTAAACTTATCTACACTTGTAAAGCCAAGCGTTAAAATAGTTACCCATTCAACTGCCGCCACTAATTCCGCACTCGGTGCAATGTCCTGCGGGCTCATTGAGTTATGTGCCATAGTGCCAAACAAAACAAACGCGCCGATAATTCCGACGAACCGCTTACTGGATAGTTGGCCGTTGTCTCCTTTAAATATTTCCATTAATTTTTTCATATCACCCCTGCCCAACACTGGGCTTTTTAGATTTGTGTTTATTGATGTGCTTTGTATGCCTGCGCAGTTTACGCTTAGGCTTTGGCTGCCAACTGGATGCGGTGGGTTTGCTTGCCTTTGCCATTATTTCAACCCGTTAAGCCTAAGCATGTTATTAATGCTGATTGTATCCATGTCGGCCATCGCAGTATCGACTCCTAAAAACATCATTGTAACGGCGTACTTTTTAACCTTCGCCTGGGCCTTCAATGTCTGAGCTTCTGCTGCTACAACCGCCTGCTTTAATTCTGCTTTCTCTTCAACCTTCTTTTCAACTAATTCCGCGCTCATTGTCTGCGCTAACTTGGTAGCCTGCCCGGCTGTTTGCAAATTAGCTTCGACCTTCTTTAGCATCGCCTCCACTTCATCGTAAGGCGGTTGCTGAACTGCTTGAATAGGTATGCAAATCCACCCTAAGAAAAGCACAGTTAAGAAAATTAAAGCAAAGTTTCTCATAGCTTATTCATTGTATTCATGATTCGTATTTCAGTGATGGCGGCAGCCAGTGCACTGTCGGATTTCTTTAATGCGTAGCTCAGGCGATCTATCTTAATATCTAGAGCATCTATTTTCTGGTTGCTCTTTTCAATCTGTTCTTTGTACCCCGACCTAAGGTCAACATACAAATAACTAACAGCCAAAAGCATACAAAAAGCCACGGCAGCAACTGGGTTTTTACGAAATTGCTCAAAGCTAACAGGGATTGGCGAGGGGGTTTTCTTTATGGCGGTCATTGCCTACAAAACGATTAAATGGTTATTTGTTCCACATTCTCCGCACCATAAATGGCTACCAATGCATCGTACACGGCATTCACCAACAATGATTCTGCGGGGATTGTTTCGTACGCCACAACCGATAATTCAAGGTTGGAAAAAGTGGTGTTAAAATCTTCAATGCCTTGAATCGGGGCTTTGCCTTCTGCCAATGCTTGAACACTTGCAAAAACCATAGTGGCAATTTGGGCGGGGATGATTCCGTCTTTTTGACTTTTTACATCGGCGTAACCTTCTGCGATTACTACGATTGAACCCGATGGGATTGATAAACCGCTTGTAAGGTTTACGCTTGTATTCAATTTGATTGCTTTCATATATTTACAAAATTAAAATAAATCGTTCCAAGTGCTACCATTGTAGCATTGTAATTTGTTAGTTGTGGAATCGTACAAAACTAATCCCGCGGCGGGTGATGCGATTGCATTGATTTGGGTTGTTGTCATTCGGGGTGGGAGGAATCCTTTTGTTGTAGAAACCATTTCCAAAAGTGCCGTTGTATCGTTTCTTAAATTAATAAAATCTGATGCAGATGGATTTGCCGAAAATCTTAAACCACCATCATATCCACCTTGCAACAAAGTTTTATTATAGCCAGTTGCATTTCTAACAAATAAACCTACACCCCCCGACAATTTCAGACCTCCATCATACGCAGCAGTAATTCCCGTAGCGTTGTTATTTTGTGTTAATGAACCATCTGGGGATATTGTTATACCAGTACCCGCTACACCGCCATTAAATGTGGTCGTACCATCGTCTTGAATTTTGAATCTTTCAGTCCCCGCACTATTCTGCACCAAAAGCGATGTAGTGGCGGATGTTGAGCCACTGCCTTTGATGCCTAATCTTGCTGATAAAAACGAACTACTGCCTATAACTGCATCATTATCGTTTATAAACGAAGAAACGCGTAAACTTGAAGCAGCCGCATTTATAGTGCCATCATCTCGGATTTTAAACAAACTCTGACCGCTTAAATTACTAGCGTTAAAGCAAAATGTCGTAAAATTATTTCCGCTTCCTTGAACATCCAAAGTAGTTGTAGGCGTTGCCGTACCAACCCCCAACCTATTATTTGTATCATCCCAAAATAAATTCGTCGCATCACTCGCAAACGCACTTCCATTGCTGAACTGAATTGCACCCGCTACACCGCTTGGGTTTGCTGAAATACTAATATCACCGCTACCCAAAAGCGAAGTGCTGTTAATGGTTTTTATATTCGTACCGCTAACTAGTGTAGCCTGTTTAGAATCTAACTGAGTTTGAATTGCCGAAGTTACCCCATCTAAATATCCGAACTCTGTAGAACTTACTACACCTGCACCAATGTTAGCCGCATCTATTGCCATCGGCATATCTGCAGCATCTAAAATATTACCCGCAGTTACTAGCCCTTTCGCGTCGTATGTGATCTTGGTTTTTGTAGCTGCAACGATTGCAGTGTTTCCTGTTACCTTAGCGTTTAAAGCATCCTGCTGCGCGGTGCTCACTGGCTTGTTAGCGTCGCTGGTATTGTTGACGTTGTCCAACGCTAAAGCAGTCTTTAAAGCAGTCGGACTAATTTTTTTAGTAGTATTCGCTGACGTGTCTACAATCGGCAGGACGTCTAGGCTCGTGTCTACCGTTACAATCGCGGTTAACTCGCTAATTTTTTGATTAGGCATAGCCCAAAATTACAAAGCCCCGCCGTCTATTGTGTTAACAAATTACGGATGCGCTGCAATAATAAACCACTGGGTACCGTCGCAAATAATCGTGTGGCTGTCGTAGTTTGTATTTAAAAGGAAGTGATCTGTGCCGTTTATATTTTCTCCAGTGGCTGCATTAATCCTGAAGGTATGCGAGGAGCCCGACTTCACGAAGTAATATTTTTTCCCTTTCTGTGTAGCTACAGCAGGCAAGTTTAAAATAACAGAACCGCCCGCAGTATTTCCAAGGTGCCCCTCAAAGTTTGTATCCAGTGAGCTCGTGCCTGTGGTGTAAGTTTTAAAGGTGCCGTGCTCTTGTAATAACCAAGTAACCGCCTCAGTGCTATCTGTATATTTTAGCATTACCTCGTACTGGGTATCCTGTGTCGGCTGCACTGTTATCGGTTGGTCCGCATAGTTTACAAGCTCTTCAAGCACCTGCTGAGGTACATTGCTAAACTGCGAATTAAACGAGCTTATCGCAAATTCATGGTAATCTAAACGGCTTTGAATAACTCGCTCACCTGTGCGCGGATTATAGTTTACTCCGCCGCCGCTTGTCGCCTGTGTATAGTCAGGCGTTAAGCCTAGCCATTCACCCGACCATGTTTCTGAACGCGGGTTATAAGTTCCACCATTAAATAGCCAACGCGTAGAGTCAAACTGCAAAGTTTTAACAGCGGTCAGCGTGCCTGCATCGTAAAGCGTGCCCTGAATAACTGGCACAAATTTATTATACATGCCACCAATGCGCCGCCCCTGTATAGTTCCTAGGTCGTCATGGATTGCAGAAGCGTAGCCACTATACCAATCTGAAGATAAGACCCAAGCCGAGCCGTTATAAACGTAAATAGAGCCATAACCATAAGCACCCTCGCCATCGTAATACTTTGGCATCCATTCTATTTTTTGGCTGTTATTACTTGCCGCTCCAGATACTGAAGTTGTATTTTTTGTAATGCGCGAATAGTTGGGATTTTCAACTGTGCCAAATGGCTGAGCTACGCTAATAGATCCCCAAAAATTAATAATGTTAAAGCTGCTTGCAGTCCATGAATTAGGCGCAATAAATGATCCCTGTTCTGCGGTAATTATCATGTCAACAAACATGCGATTATAACCCGCGGGAGGTGGTGGCATCTGCTTATCAAATATAAAAGTATTCCAAGAGTTGCGCGCGCCGCTAATGGTCATGTATTCGTTAATATATAACACGGGCCCAACAGGTGTAAAGTAGTCGTTTAAATTTGCGCTATATTGTTTTATAGCACCGCCAGAGTTTTTGAAATAAATTTTATATTCAAAAGCATAGCGTTGGTATCTTTTAACCGATCCGCTAGTAATTGCTATATAAGAATTATCCATCCACTTAATAAGCATGCGGCAACGGATGGCCTTAGCAACGTCGATTAATTTGTCAACTACTGATAACTCGATGCTGTTATAATCTGGCTCAGTCCTAACAACTAATAAAGCATTTTGTCGCTCTTCAATTACATCCACTAACCTAACAGGGGGCTGATAAGTTAGCGTAGGCTTTGCTTCCCATTGCGGGCGCGTGCCTGTGCCTCCAAGCGTTACGGCGTGGGTTAATGTGGTTGTACTTTGGAAGGTGCCCGCTGCGTTATAATTTCGCGTAGTAATAGAAGCCGCGTTATAGTTGTCATCCGAAACAATCCAATAGGCCCCGCTTTCTAGGTGCATCCGCGATCCGTAAATTTCTAGTATCTGCTCAATGGCCTGCTTACAATTTGCTAAATCTATATTGGTTGTAGCTGCGTAGGCCGTGCCATCTGTATCTATAAAAGTGATGTCTCCAAAAGCATCAAAATTATTGTAAAAAGAAAGTATATTTAATTTTGTATTTGCTAATCCTTTGTTACTGGCTTGCGCCGTGTCGTACATTGTTACGCCATCTTTTAAATAAATCGACGCGCTTAAGTAGGTCCAATAATCATCAAGCCCTGCATATTCCAAAGACTTGCGTATTATGTCTAACGCCGTGGCTTGCCCATCTGTAAACCAAGCAGGATCTATATTGAAACCTTCGATTAAATTAAATGCGTCAACAGCTGCAAGATCAAATATCATTGCGCCATCTACAGACTCACGCAAATAACTGGCTTGATCTGCAATCACTCGGCCGACATAAAACAAGTCCGCCCCGCGATAAACAACTAAAGCATATTTATTCTCTTCGTTATTTGCAATATTTACAAAGGCAGTTTTAACAGTGTTATTTGGGATTTCCCAATAGCTTGTAATCTTTGACGGCCTTACAAAATCTTGATAGTAAGTTGAGCCATCGCCCTGCCTGTCTATTTCAAAGCCTTCGCCTGCCAAAATCAACTCGGTGCCTGAGCTTGTCGAACCAGTAGGCCCGTCGTATAGTTCAACTGTATAGGTAATATTTTGGATGCTCTTAAATGAGCCAAAGTAAATACGTGCCATTATCCGCGCTTGCTATCTTTATTGTATCGTTCCAAAACTATTGCCAAATCCCTGCCTGCAATGGAAGTGCTAGCCACAAATCCGCTGCTACTGTCTCCACTCTTTAACATTCCTTTTAATTTATCCAGTGGTGCAATTACTTCAGGGTTAGAACTCGCCCCGGGATATTCACCCATAAGCCCCAAGGTCGGGCCGCTTACTATACCTCCATCGGCGAAAGCGGTAAACTTTGGGCCCGCACTTATCTGGGCTTTAAGGATTGCAGAACCTGCAACCAATGCCACACCCGCAGCAGCTGCCGCTACAGGATTCTGTAAAATTAATTCCTTAAAAGCTTTCGTTGCTATTGCTGTTGTAATCAATGCAGCACCGACCGATTGCATAAAATTAGCAATGGCGCCCATCATTGACTTACCAAAATTTGCACCTGCGTTAGCATCGCCTGCGGCAGTATCTGCAATAAACTGAGCAAATGAATTAGCAGCGTCTGTTTGCAATGAAGCAAAAGAGCCATTAACGGCATCCGTAGCGCTAGCCATTTTGCGCTCGTAATCGGACATTACTTTTACTTGATCATCGGTATTCTTTTTTAGTTCCGTAGTCATGTCATCGGAAGCAAATGCTCCTTTGAACTTTGAAACGGTCGGGGCCTTTGGCGCGGCAAATTGCTCCATTGGTTTGAATCCCGCAATAAATGCCTGCTGTTCTATGTAAAGCTTTTTGCTTTCCTCTAATGCTTTTTTCTCTTCTGCTAAATCCTCGGCCCTATCTTTTTTGCGCTGTGCATTGGCAGCCTTAGAGGCGCTAATTTTTACGTCTAGACCTTTTAATGTTATAGCGTTTTCAAGCTCTTGCGTTCTTTCGGTTAATTGTACTTTTAATTCCGAATCGTCGCCTAATTGAGTTTGCATAGTTCTCAAAGCCTTAAGCTTTTTATTCATATGCTCGAGTTCTATTTTCTCAATTTCTGCCTGGGTTTTACCCGCAAGCTGCGCCTCTTTAATCGCAATATCTTTTTTAAATTCTAACTGTCGTTCTACAAATTTTAACGCTCTGTTATTGTAAGCCTCTAATTCGGTAGTATATTTTTTTTGCGCTTCCTCAGCCGCTTCTGCCGCTTCTGCATTGTCTTGTAGTGCATTGTAAATTAAAAGCAATCCCGCAATAATTGCCCCCGCTCCAGTAGCAACTAATGCGGCAGAATAAACGCGAGCGGCAACTGTTGCCTGCCCTAAAACGTAGGTTTGTATTTTTGTGGCCGCTGTAGTTAGTCCAACCATAAAAGCACTTTCTGCCTGCAATGCATTTTGCACCGCTTGCAATCCAGTTACCAAAGCCATTACGGCCTGCAACTTTACCATAGTTTGCTGCAGCTCTTTATTTTCTCCACCAAATACAGCAGCCGCACCTTGCGCAACTCCAAAAGCCCCTGCTACTCCCTGAATACCACCAAGCACAGCGTCTAGCCTACGCGTGTCGCTTGCAAAATAAGTCACCTCTCCGCGCGTATCGGCGATGGCATCCTTCATGCGGCCCGCCTGTTTAATTATTTCGTTGGCAACTTGGGCAAACTCTGGACCCAATGCCCGGGCTTCCATCGCCAACTGAGTCAACTGCCGCACGCTGCCCATCGTTGGGTTGCGCGTAGCAATAGCCGCCAATCGTTCCTCCATCCCTTTAGCGGACTTCGCAACCTCGGCACTCATTTGGTTGCTGCTCTTTTGAACTATCGCAATGGCTTTGTTAAACCCTTCGCGCAGTTTCTCAATGTCTGCGCCAATTACAATATTTAAACTTTTAGCCATTAGATTATAATTTTATCGCCAGTTTCTAAAAGCACAAAGTCGCCACTTTCCAAAAGCAAATTAAACTCAGGAAGCGGAGCGGTATAAATATAATTAAGCAAATAGTCTTGGCTAATTTGGTATAACCCCGCAAACGCTGCCGTGTCGTCGGCTGTATGATTCTCGCCGTCGTATTCGATTACTTGCACGTAAGAATCGTTATAAGTATCTGGAGTGCTAGCGTCATCAAACGCAACCCGAACTTGCGCAGAAAGTTCTACAGCATCCGCAAAGCTTGTAGCATAAACATTAACTTGCACCCTTGCAAACTCTGTGCGACTGTGGCCGCTGTTGGTTGGGTTGGCTGCAATAGAAACAAGGTTGTAACTGATCGCGGGAAATGCTGACTCTTGCGGGATTCTAACGGGGTTTATCCGCGTGCCTACTAACGAAGTAACCCCCGCCGCATTGCTTAAAATTGAATAGACTATTTTTATAGGGGCGCTCATGCTTTCGCGTCTGGGGTTAACTTATCAAAGACATGCGAATATAACTTTAAAGCGTCGTGAATAGATAAGTAATCGGACTGCTCCCAAGGAAATGTTAACAGACGTTTGGGCTCAATAGGTTTCTTTAAGTGCGGGGCCATGCCGGTAGCAACAGCCCAGCGGGTTATTTCCCATTGGTTGCGATACTGCTGCTGCTGAGCTTCGCGCATCCCTTCCAATTTCAAACGCCAAAAGCGAGGCGTAGAAAGTAAAAACTCGCTTTCGCTTAGCATCATTTCACCGTAAGCAATGCGCTCAATCTTGCGCCAAGTTAGCGGGGCGCTGTCGCCCTTGGCAGTTACTCCCCCGTTGACTCTTCAACAGGTGCAAAAAATTCTGTAATTGCTGCGGTGAAACCCTCCAACGCTGGGCTAATTTCTTGAAACTTTTTAATCGCCGCGCCTAACTTTTGAACTGTTGGGTAAGGCGTCTTTTTATCTTGCGCCTCGTAGCCTTCCAAGATCCCGTAAAACGCGCAGCTCAAAGCAAAATCCATAGACTTAGCCAAGTCCTTTTGCAGGTTTAAATCTGCAAAGGTTTCCATGCCGGCAACTTCCATAATGTTGCGCAGGCTATTCATGTTAAATAAAAGGGGATGCTCAGCACCCCCAATTTTTATTGTAGTGCTCATGGCACAAATATAATACTATTAGGCAACAGTGCCAATAGTCAAAGCGCCAGACCCCTGCAAGGTGCCAGTCCAAGTTGCTTTGTCGTTGTTAGGTGCGCTAAGTGACAAGCTAGTAAAGAAAGCGGTACCGCTATATTTTTCGTCGCCTGTTACGTTTGAGCTCATTACAATAGTCAATAAAGTACCTGCTAGCAAATCGGTAGCTAAGTCTTTAAAAGATTGTTGAGTTGCTCCAACGCTTGAATCATCTTCAAAGATTGCTTCAACGTTTAAAGTGTAGCCATACTCACCCGCGATAAATTCCTTCGCGCCTGCGCTGTCTTTACTTGTTACGTCGATCATATCTTTTGAAATGTCGATAGAGTTAGAAGTTGCGTTTGCAATCTTCTTAAGTGAGCCGCTCACATCTTTATAGATGCTTATGAGCGTGCCGTTAACTGGTCCTGTGGTTGGCATGATTATTTATATATTAAGTTATTTTTTTTAGCTAATTTGGCTAGGATTTTATCCACGCCGTTTATAATTCCGTCCGTTACTTTGCCCGCGTTTTGATCTAATGCCGGGCGCATAAAAGGGCGCGCTTCAATGATGCCAGTATAGCGGCCTGTCTTTTCCTGTATACGTGCAACAGTGCCGTATTCAAACATCGGCCCCAGGTAATTGTTGTAATATTCTTTGCGCAATCCAATCAGCACTTTGGTCTTATTGTCCTTGTCCTTGCCAGTGATAAAGCCGATGGATGCCGCCAAGTCTCCGCTATCTTTTGGCGCTAAGTTCTTTGCACTACTAATTATTGGTAATGCCTGAGCTTTGAGCATGCGCTGAAATTCGGGGTTGTCGATTTCGACCCCCATTGCTTTTAAGGCGTCTATAACCTCGGCAATATTTTCAACGTTTTTGCTCACTCTGTTAGTTCCGTTTGTAGCTTCAAATATAAATTCCTTGCTAGGTTTGCAATGTTAACAATGTTATGATTAAGGCCCGCGTCAACTATTCTATGCTTAACGCTTACCGCTGAATTATAGCGGATAGTATAGTAAACGATTTGCTTATGCTCTCTGCGGTCCGCATTAACTTGCTCGCTTCCGCTTTCCTGTTCTACGCGCTGAGCCCAAGCCGTTGCGTATTCGGTCCACGTCTGTAATTTCTCTCCTGTATTGGCGTCGATGGTTTCCGCATAACTCTGCAGGCTTACCAATACGTCCATAGATCCCGCTTGCATTATAGTATAATTTGGATTTTGTAAGGATCTAAAAGATACTCAAAGCCTAGGCCCATTGGCGCATTATTAGTGCCAACTATTACAGCATTCCTGTTATCGTAATACTGACCGACTAAAAGCAAAGCGGCGTGTTTAATTGCCATTGGAAAAATAGTATCGGGGTCAACGCTTGCGGTTCCCACTGGATTAAATCCCTCAGATACTTCAATAATGTACTTAATTGTATCGTCAGTAATTGAGTCGGGCGCGGTATTGATGAAGATATTTCGCGAGTAGTTGCCCATTGGGTCAGGCGCTACTATCCAATCACTGCCTGCAAATGCCGTCACCGCTTGGCTGCTGTTTACATAGCTCACAGAGTTAACAGCCAACACGCGGCTATTTACGCGCAGATAATTTCCAGAAGGTATATTGAGCCCGTTTACGGGATTGATTAGCGCAGGCGAGCCCGTAAAGCTATCAAAGCCATATTTAGCCGTTCCCTTCTTAATCGAGTATCCTAAGTAATTGCTGCAGGCGTCAACGGCCATACTGATTAAACCCGAAATATAACTGTCGTCATCGGAAGCCGTAACGCGCAAATGCTGCTTAGCGTCGGCCAAACTTAAATAGTCGGTTGCTACATTGGCAAAGGCTGTGTATCTTCTAGATTTAAACATTATTCGGCGTCTAATTCGGTCTCTGGATTTGTCGGTTTCTTTTTGGTCTTTGGCGCAGCTACAACTTCGACAGCCCCCGCCTCAAGTAATAACTCGGCTTGCTTAGTTTCAATTTCTACAACCTCCCCCAAGTTATAACTTAGGTTAAATTGGCCTGTTGGATTGATCAAAAATTTTACTAACATTTGGCCCGTGGGGGGTGCAGTCAAGACCCCCCGCAGCACTCGGACTTTTACGCCCCCGAGCGGGCTAGTGATTAGGCAACGATGTCCTTACAAACCGCGAAGGCTGCAGGGTTCAACAAGTTGCAATCCAAATAAGCGTTAAGCACAACGTTAGTCAAGCCGGCAGTAGCTCCGCTATACGGGTCAACTGTCAACTCCATACCGCCCCAGTTAGCGATAGCCATTTTGCTGAAGTCTCCGAAGATCATTGCAGACAAAGTAGAGCTAGAACCTTTAGACAAGTTGCTAGGAACCAAGGTAGTTGTTTGAACATTGTAACCGTTCAAATCAGTACCACCAGAAGGCCAAATAAAGTTACCTTCAACACCTGAAGATTGGCGGGCAGTAGTTTGCAATTTAGCTTTCACCAATGGGTTAGTCAAGTAAGCAACACCGTTTCCGTTAGCGTTCTCAACGGCTTTCATCAAGTTAACAACATCGGCCCAAACTGGAGCGATTCCGTTAGCGTTGGTAGAGTTAGAAGTTGCGCCACCTGCGAAAGTTACGTTAACGTTAGCGTTACCGATAATTCCTACAGGCTCGTTAGATCCACCACCTTTAATAGCAGCAGTTTCCAAAGATTGAGCCATTGCATTTAACAACCAGTTACGAACGTACCCGTCGATAGAGTTGCTAGATTGCAACATTAACTGGTTAGATACCTGAATATAGGCAGCCAAACGCTTCGGAGAAAAAGTGATTTTAGAGAAAGCAGGGCTCTTTTCAGTAGCTGTGCCGTTCTCAGTATTCCAACCTGCACTTGGCAAAGTTGATGCTGTTGGTAAATCCAAGTTTCCAACCAATCCGCTCAAACGTTGAACGCCCAAACCTGCCAATACTGTGCGAGGCAACAAAACGTCAATGATAGAACCAACAGAAGTTTGAACGTTTACGCCACCTTCAGAACCAGAAGTTCCGCCTGTTGCAGTCATGTCACGAGTAAATACTTCAGAAGGGATTTTGATAGAGTGAGCAGAAACGCTTACACCTGAGCGCTGAAATTCAGATCCACCCATTGCAGAAAATTCGCCTTCAACGCCTTCACGACGGCCAGTGATAGCCATTTCCATCGCGCGCTTAAAGCTGTAATCTTTAGCCATGTTAGACTTTTCTTTTTCTTCGCTACGGCTTGCGCTGTGGCCTGCGGCTTGAGCTGCAAGGTTTTGCAATTTCTCTAAGGTTTCAACCTCTGCTTTGATCGCGCCCAAACGAGCTTCGATTTCAGACAAACGGTTGTTTTCAGTGTCAGCCATAGAACGTGCTTCACGCTCGATGGTAGATTGTAGGGTAGACAATTCGCCTAGCAAACGTCCACGCTCTTCTTTTAGGGCTTTAATTTTATTCATGATTTTTGTTTTTTTAATAGTTTGTATATCTAGCTAAAGCAAGTTTCAAAATATCTGCGCTGACTTGGCTTTGTTTTGCGGCTTCAATTTCTAACTCTTGGTCTCTTATGGCTGCAATGCTACGAGCGTCCGCTTCTGTATCCTCGTAAGCAGGATAAGTTACAGGGCTAACATCGTAAAGGTCCTCAATAACTTTAATAGTACGCTTTCCCATTGTGCCGTATTTTTCTGACTCGCTCCAGTTCTGCTCTTTGATTGTAAAAGCAAATGAGCTTTGCGTAATGTCTCCGCGCATAATAGAACGCACAACGCTCATATGCGTAGGGTTCTCGTAATCTGGAACCCAAGTATATTCAAGATTGCCGTCGCCATTTACAAATACTCTGCAAGTGTCTGCCTTAGTGCGGCCCAAAATTAAATCGGCTTCATGATTAAACAAACAACGAATATCGTAATCTTTGCTCAAAGCATTGTCAAACGCCCCTGCCATTATCACCTCTTCAAAATATCCAAGGTCAGTTACTGAATTAATAACGGCAGCGATGCCACCAATTTCTTTTGGCATGCCTTCGCCGTCTGCTCTGGTGTGGACGGTGCCCGTAAATGTGCGCCTTTCTTGTTTCATTTTAATTTATTGTTTGGTTATTTACGCCCTCGGGGTTATTGTTTTTGTCTGCGGTCGCCATAAGGTTTGCAATCTTCGCATCCATATACTCGTTGATTTGACTTGACGGCATTAAGTTGGCTTCAATTAAATATTCGTCGCCACCATCAAACGCGTTAACGTCCTCGTATACCCGCGCCTCGTTACGTGAAAGCCAGCCGCCGCGAATGCCTTTATTGTAATAGTCTGCGCGCTCATTGGCGGAGGCCCTCAATAGTGAGTTAAAATTAAATTTAAAGTAATATGTGAGCTTGTCGTTTTCTGTTAACAGCTTGCGGGCTAGTTCCTGCTCGATGTTAATAGCGTAGCTCATCAAAGTACGCGCGTAAAAATCTTGGTACTCCTGCTCGACGCTGGACTTAATCCCTGCGGTTGCGCCAATCATTGACGCGGGCACTCCAAAGATTCTTGCGATTTCCTCGCTGCTAAATTTACGGGTCTCCAAGTACTGTGCCTCTTCAGGGCTTAGGCTTAATTTCTCCATCTTGATTCCGTTAGGAAGCACAGCGCTACGGCTTGCCCCGTCTATAACATCGTCGAGCGATTTTTTTAACGGCCCTGCTTGGTCTATTTTTATCTGCGCGTCTGACGTTAACAAAAATTTCAATACTCCATTTTTATAAACTCCTGCGCTCTGGCTGATTGCTGCCAAGTCAATACCTAAAGTTTCGGCGTGCAATACGACAGGGCTTAAACCTACTAGCGGATTGTCGCCACACATTCCTTTAAAGTGTAGCATTTCAGTAGCAGGGATCATGCCCGGGTATCCTGCCAGTGTAACCTTGTAAAATAAAAGGCCGTCCTGCATTACTGGCGTTACATACTGCGGCGCGATTGGGTGCAACTCGATGCCAATGTTTCGCACATCGCGATTAATAAAAGCGTAAGCGTTACCAGTTAGCGCCAAGTGGCTCGTCATGTACTTGGTAAAATCGTATTTAGTTTGATAGGGATTCGGCTCGTTAGTTAAAGCTGTGGCGTAGTGGATTATAATTTGATCCCTGTTCTGCCCATCATCTTTATACAACTTCAAACCAAGCCCCGCGATTCCATCCGCAATAACTCTAACGCAAGCGTGCACGGATGCAATGCTTAACGCCGTTGTATTATTTACGGCTTGGCCGCTTTTGGTTTGATAGCCAAAAATATTGTTTAAGGTATTTACAAACCAGTCCGCGGGCTGCGTTAGCATTGACCGCTTTTCTGTTTTCCGTTCCCAAAATCTTAAATTCATCGGTGCAAATTACAACTCCTTAAATTTTGCCGTGTTAACAAATCTTATTTATTCCGCCCCTGGGCTAGCCACCTACAAAGAGCCGAGCGAAATACGTCGTAGTTTTTATAGCGTGGCACTCCGTACCTTTCCAGGTACTCCGCTTCCGTTGCGTTATAGGCATCCTCATAAGTGCGATACTTAGGGAGGTTAAAATAATACTTGTTCATAAAATCGTCAACAAATCTCATAAGCTTATAAACCAAAAGTCTGATTCCTTTTCTTTGGCAGCGTCCTGCATTGCAGTTCCCAAAGCCATAACAATAGATACAGGCCCGTCGACCTTATCGCCGCTCTTTGCTTTGTTAATCTTGATATTGCCAGCAGGATCATTTGCAAGTAATACGTTACCCATCATCCAACGCGTTACTGGGTTGCCATCGTGTTTAAGCCTGCCGTCCTTTACTAGTCGCTCGAGTTCCTTAGTCGGGCTGCTCATTGAAATAAAGCCCTGTCCAAAAGGAAACATTTGCAAGCCCTCGTTTTGTAAATCAATTACAAGCTGCGAAGCGTTGAAACGATCGTAAGCAATATCTTTAATTTCAAACTCCAAAGCCAAATCTAATATTTGCGCTTTGATAAAATTATAATCCGTTACGTTGCCATCGGTTGCAGTAATTACACCGTCTGCAATCCATTGCCTAATAGAAGCGCCTGCCGCATCCTTTCGCCTATAGGCTGCCTCGCTTGGCAAAAAGTACCATGTCCTAATCGCCGAGTATTCGGGCCAATACAAAGTAAACGCGCAAAAGTCTCCAGTGCTTGCCAAATCCAATCCACCGTAACAAATCCCGTCTAGTTTTTGTAACTCGGCGCATTCCATCCAAGTAGTGTCGTTAATCCAAGTTAGCGCTGTGTCGGTCCAGACATTTAACAGCTTAGTTTTAAATTCGACTTCTTTGTGTACAAATTCTTTTGCTTCGGTTAATGCCTGCTCTAATTGACGCGGATAAACGCTTACGCCCCAATTAGGGTTAGCCTTAGCCCAGTTTGCCGAGTCAGTCCAATCGTCGCCCTCATCCAAAGTATAGATCACTGAAAATAAAGCATCGTCTATAATAGCCCCAGATAAAACAGACGCGCAGTAATTGCGATGTTTATAACACGGCGACTCACGATTAAAGCCCGCCGTCGTAATTGTAAATAACAACGGTTGCCGTCTGGCTCCCATCGAGTTGCGCAATACGTTATAAAGCTCATCGTTAGGGTGCGCGTGGTATTCGTCAATAACTGCAAAGTGCGTATTTAGTCCGTCCTGTTTACTTGGGTTCCACTCGAGGGGCTTATACACCGATTGCCCGTAAAGGATGCGCCGATTGTTTACACTGTTGTTAACGGTTAACGATTCTGCTAGCCAGTCTACATTTTGGCAAACTCTAACAGACTCCGCAAATACCATCATTGCCTGATCAAGTTTTGTAGCCGCCGAATAAACTTGCGCTGCACTTTCCCCGTCGGCCATTAAGCCGTAAAGCATAACAGCACTGGAGAAAGTAGATTTGCCATTTTTTCGGGGGACCTCAACATAAGCCCGCGTAAATCTTCGCGAGCCGTCGGGATTGAGAAAGCCAAACAGATTCCAAACTATAAACGCCTGCCACCCTTCCAACTTAAACGGCTTGCCGGCATAGTCGCCCGTCGAGTGCTCGAGCTGTTCGATAAAGTCGATAGCGTGCTGAGCGTAGTTCTCGGAAAAACCCCAACCGTTTGCACGATCCGACAGATAGCGGTTAACAGCATTGCGCACGTGTTCGCACACAATTACGCGCCCACTCACTACGCCCTCAATATACTGTTCAGCTATTCGCAAAGAAATAATCTAAAGCTATCTGCGCAAGGTATTGGTTTCTGTAAAGGTGCGGCGTATCGCTCCAAAGGCCATCCTTGCCACATGGCTTAAAGCCGCTGCCTTGATTACGGCAAAGGATGAAATGGAATCCGCTTGGCTCGATTCTAAAACTTACGCCCTCGGTTAATTCCACTGGCTCGGTTGTTTCAATTTTCTTTTTCATGCTATTTTAGATTTTTGTAATAGTTCTAGTTTACTCATTGGTGCGCTCTTGCCTGTTTCAATCTTGCCCCTCGCGCTTGGCGTTACTCCAAAGAGTTGCCCCATTTGTGTAGCTTGCTTAAGTGCTCGGCTTCTAACATCGTACCAGGGGCTAATCACTTTATCGCCGAAACGATTTAACACAACTTCCCCCTCGGCCTCTGTCATTCCGCACGCTTTCTTATAAAGTCCTAACTCGTTGCAGTACCCGGCAACTAATCCAAGATCAACGCCTGTTAACAAATGATTGTTTTTTAATTCCTTGCAAGTGATATCCCAGTACTCAAAGCCCAAAGCGTTTAAGTGCGCTGGAGGTTGTGGCACCCCTTCGCTTAGTTCGACGATCATCGGCGCGGCCAATTCCCTGCTTCGCTCGACGGTGCCCTTCAAAATCTTAATTTCGGTTGGTATTCGTGGCCTTCCTTTCATATTTACAAATATAGTCTAAAATTTAGTACATTTATTTTCGCGCGGGTGTGAAAGAAAA